ACACATGAAAATAAGGTTCGCGTTGACATCGTCTATCAAAGTCAGATGTCCCCACTGTTCGCGCAGTTAATTCTTGAGAACCTTGCCATCCAATTGGATCCTGACTACTTCATGTAAAGAGTTTCCTGTTTTTTACATAATGGGACTGATTCGATATACGACGTCAGTCGATTCGGACGTCAACTACGACCCACGTAAGTTCGCGGACGAAGTTGCAATCTATTTAGCCGATCCAGAAGGATGGGCACAACTACATACCTTTGTGGTTGGAAAGGGAAAGACCATTCGCTTATCATCTCCTGCTACAATCAGAAAGACATGCGGATTGCCTGAAAATTTATCATGTGCAACCTTAGGTGGAAACGAGATTTGGTTGAACTCAAAGCGATGGGTAGAGGGTGCTGCACCATCCAAATTGCCTTTGGAACGCTATCGGCAATATATGGTCAGTCATGAAATGGGACATTCATTGGGTTACGATCACGTACAGTCCACCACAGGTCCTGCTCCAGTCATGATGCAACAAACCTTAGGGATTGGAAAGTGTTCTCCGAATACTGCAGTCTATCTTAGTCAGTTACCTTCAAAATCATCACACCACTCACAATGAGTCCAATCGCAAGTACGTCGTGGAAGTGAATACTTTCTTTGAAAAGCAAGATACCGACAGTGGTTGTAGCCATCACGGACATTCCAGACCATAATGCGTTGGTCATCGCCATTCCAGATGTATTCATCGTCAATCGAAGTAAATATCCAACGGCTGCATAGAACAACACACCGACTGCAAAGAAGGCTGAATTGTTTATACTACGTTTGAAGCAGCTCATAGCGAGCGTCTCTAATAACACGATTAAGAGCACATACCAATACACGCGTGGAATGCCCATTTATGTAAAGGTGTGATTTATTGCATGCGAGTAGAAGCGTCACGAAGAATGAGTTTGGTATCCATGTTGGCCGGTGAGAAGAAGTCATCCACTACCTTTTTCACGACCTTTTCATCGAAGGGTTTGCATGAAAAGACATCAAGATACATATCGTCGCTCTCCTCTACGAAATGAGCGCAAATGTTGGAGGTCTCAATCAATTGAACCAATGTAAATCCCTTCTTATTACCGGTTCCGAACATGACAATCTGAGGTTTTCCATACGGAACCATGTCAATTTGATTGACAAGTGTTGAGGTGAAGATTCCAATATGTTTTGCAGATCGAATTGAGGCAGGAATGCAGTTGCGTCCGTTCAAAATCAGATGGTATCCCCAATATGTCATATATTATTAGGACATTTAATTGCTGTAAGCCAGTCCGCCCATACCGCTCATAATACGGAAGATATTGTAGTTGACGGCATAAATTCGGAAATTGTAAGGATAGGCTTTGCTAGGATAGTTGCCTGCACCTCCAGAGGTAACACTTTCATAGACCAATGTGGCTGTATCAATGCGAGAGAAGTTGCAAGTGCCTGAAGGTTGGTGCTCCTCAGGGCTGATGGCAAAAGAATACACGTTGATAGGGTTGAAGGAGGTCTGTGATTGAACATTGTTCAAGGATCCAAGCATAGCGGTGGATGTAGCGTTTGTAAAAACACTGATTTCATAGGTTCCTGCACTTCCTGCACCGGTTCCGTAGCCTGTAATATAGGTTCCAAGAGGTACACCTACACCAGTGATCAACATGTTCACTGCAATGGTTCCAGTCACAGCGGATGCAGTCAATGTATTTCCGGAAATCACACCTGTGAAGGATGCTTGAGTTGCACCGCCGTTTGTGAGTGTTGCAGTTGTTGTCACTGCATTGTGGATGGGCCAGAATGCACCGCCTGAATGGTGTTGGTAGGGTTGGACCTTCCAGAAATAATCACCAAATCGCTCGTCAAATCGATCCTGTCCGTTGATTTGGATGCGTGCCTTGAAGACGATGTCATCGTAGGTGAAGGGTTGAGTGTATCCGAGTGCAGCTGTGACCGCTGAACCACAATCTGTCTTACGTGCATCTTGGAACACCCAAATCAACTCCTTGACTGGATGGTTCAAAGTAAGATCGAGACGTCCTGAGGCTGTGTTGATGGTTTGAGGAATTCCAGTTTGGAGCTGATCGATCAAATACTCATGGCTCTCTTGTGCGAATCTGCGACGTTCCTCCACATCGAGATAAATGTAGTCCATATACATCGCCATGTCTTGGATGTCTGGAAGGGCTGCAGCGGCTTGAGAGATATTTGTGTATCCAGTACTACTGACCAAATCCGTTGCGGCTCCCAATGTGATATTGAAGCGAACCTCGTGATACTGAAGGGCGATCAAAGGCAATGCAAGACCTGGGTTACGGTTGAACCAGAACTGGAGAGGGATGTAAAGAACTGCAGGGCGACCACCGCAGGATGTGCTGGTCGTATAGCTTCCATTGTATAATCCACCTACCATGGAGTCCAACTTGACGGAGGTATCAAAGTTTGCTGTTAAGCACTCCCACAAAAAGAGCCATTCACCATAGTGTGTATCGATGATCTGACCACCAATCTCTACCTCAATTTTCTTGAGAAGGAGGTATCCAATACGTCGCTGGTCGTCACCAGACCAATAGACAGGAGCAGTCTTTCCAGTGAACGTGTCTGGAAGAACCACTTGGACGTAAGTTTTCCAGATCAAATCGGCATTGCGGTTGACCACTGCCACGAGACGTTGTCCATAGTTGGGTGCGCCGGTAAAATTGACGCGGAATGGTTCAATGGCAAAATTCGTATGACGCTTGTAGAGGACCTTCCAGAAGGTGATGTGAGGATTTCCTGTAATATATGCGTCCTGAGCACCATAAGCGACAAGTTGTAGAAGACCGCCTCCCATTTGTGTTTATACTCTCAGAGGATAAATTCTACTTCAACAGCGTCCGCGCACAAAGTGTATACATAAACAATGTATTCACCAGGGCGATGAGTAACGTAGGCGCTGAACGAAGGAGCATGGAGAAACCAGCTGCAGGACGCTTGGTCATGACATATACATCAACACCCACGACGAAGACAGACAATACAACGACGACCAAAAACATGATGTAGAAATATCCGCAAATCGTCTCGTTTGAAATTCCTTGAGTCAATTGAGTTTCGGTTTTGCTAGCGTCTGACATTTATCTATCGTAGAAGATAATGTATGGTGGTAAGTTTCTTGCGAATGGTGCAGATACGTGTGTCTACGACCCTCCAGTCAGCTGCGACCCTCCTACTCCAGGAATGGATGTTCAAAACAAAGTGTCACGGATTGTCTCGGTTACTTCAGGTGAACGCGAGAAGCAAGAACTGCTTAAGAAAGTGTTAAAAGACATCGAACCTGTATTCCCACGGATTCGAGAGTTTGTGAACTTTGCGACGGATTCGTGCACGCCTAAATTCAAGCCTGAAGACGAACAACAATCCTGTAAAGTCAGAGGTCTTCAGAGCGGAGAACTCGTCAATCTCATCACGCCTAAACAAGGGAAGGACTTTTATCGATTGTTGGGCAATCCAGAGTTCAAGACCAAGTTTCCGATTGCCATGAAGCAACTTGTGATTGCAATGAGTTATCTGAATGAATATGGACTCATGCACACGGATTTACATGCCGGAAATGTTGCGTTGATGAACGGTCGTCTAGTGGCCCACGATTGGGGACGATGCTTTGACAGCCGCAACAAGATAAAGCTCAATAGCTATTTAGATTGGGCGAAACGCACTGATGGTATCGATAGTCGACCGGAGTATAAGTACATTATACCCATTCTCGAGAATACAAAATACTTCAAAGGTGTCATCAAACGAAATACGAATGAAGGAAAAGAGAAACTACGTTTGGTGTTAACTCGGTCGTGGGATACTTTGGCATTGATAGGTGTATCTGAATACGACGGTCTCATTACTGGAGCAGATGTCAAACGGTTCTTATTTGCGTTTACAGGTATTGTAAATCAGGATACCTCACAGTTCTCAAACAATCTGCGTAAAATCATCCCTCTTGCGTATGAGGTTCCTGTGGCGGTTCCTGGGGCTCCTGTGGCTCCTATGGTTCCAATGAAGGTCAAAAAGACACGAAAGGTCAAGTCGAAAACACGAAAGTTGGTTGCACCTGTGGTTCCACCTCCTGTGGTTCCACCTGTGGTTGCACCTGTGGTTCCACCTGTGGTTGCACCTGTGGTTGCACCTCCTGCTCCTGTAGAACCACCCAAATCATTGCCTAAGTCTATGTATGTCAGTCCGTCTGTCTCAAATCAAGAAGTGGCTGAACTTCGTAAAGACATTGCAGTCTGCGATGAAGAAGTGGATGAGTTACGAAAGAAAGTCCAAGACATTGCAGCACTAACAAAGCTCGGTCCTCGACGAGGTGGAAGTAGTGTTTCCTCCAAATTTGATCGATGTGTGAAGAGCGTGCGAAAAACGGTAAAGGCTCGCAAGGGTTCGAATAAGGAATCCGCAGCGATTGGGATTTGCACCAAGTCAGTCTTACAAACACGAGGACGTACCTTGAAAAGCTATCGCAAGGGACGCTTGACTACGCAGAAATTGTAAGAGCTTGCTTAGCGGCTAACTGTTCAGCCTTTTTGCGTGTGCTTCCACTTCCGTAGGCTAAATGCTTTCCAGTCGCATCACAGACTGCAACTCGGATTTCATTCTTCTTAGGATCATTGGATAACATCTCGTAGGTCGGTGTGCATTTCAGATCACGTTGACAGTATTTCTGAAACAAGTCTTTGTAATTGGTTGCACCAGTCACGACTTCTTCAATCTCAACATAGGTCTCCATGACAGTGGTTACAAATGCATACACGACCGCAAACCGATTTCCACAGTCGGTCCACAATGCACCAATAAAGGCTTCAAAGATGTCTCCAAGTTTCTTTGTATTGGTCCGTCCTGCAATGGCAGGCGACTCTTCGTTATGACGACTGATAATGTAATACCGATCCAATCCAATCTGCTTGGACAATTGACCAATTCGCTCATTGTTTACGAGCTCTTTACGTGCATCGGTTAGAAACCCCTGCTTCTTCTCAGGATACTTCTTGCGAAGATACGTGGCGATACACACACCCAAGACTGAATCTCCTTCAAACTCTAAACATTCATACGATTCATCTTGAAGGGGCATCACGCCTGCTGGACAAGGAGCAAGATGGGCAAGACGTCCGTCCGGTGTAGTGTAATCGGTTCTTCGAACATAGGTTGTATGGACCATGGCCGTTTGAAACATGCGTGGGTTGACCACCCTATAGTGAGGCAGCCCATGCTTGTGAAGAATTGAGTGAATGTCCTTTTCAGTAAAGACACGATTTGCAGGATTGTAGGGACTATAACTATCCATTACAGTCTATCTCCTGGCTTGATTTAGGTCCGTTTTAATAATATTGAGGAAACACCATGCGCAATGCAGCGTAGACCACACCAAAGACAACCGCATGGGTCACGACTTGAACGATGCGCGATGAGCCTGGGGGGAGTGACAAAAGAACGCCAGGGGACAACAGAATGAAGAGAAGCACTGGAATAACTACGTTGAGGTCCATTTGTATACTGGCACTTAAAAATATCTTGCATCAACATCATATATTGATGGAAAAAGCTTTGATCACCCTGACTGCCCGTGTTGTTCGCGCCCATCGAGAGATGGCACCGTGTATCGCGAGAATCCATACAGGGTTCATGGTAGAAACGAATCTTCAAACATTGGAAAAAGACCTTCAACAACTGCAAGAGATGCTCCGACAAGTTCGAGAAGCACAGAAAGCACCCCCCACTAGGACCTATCACTCAAGTAATGTTTTCAACTCGAACGAATATTCATCCGCAACCAAAGTGTGTTCATGACGACGCACGATCTCTTTCATTACATCTTCCCCATGTTCAGGAAGAATTTCTATCAAGTAGTTCTGAAGTTGCTTCTTTGAAAGCGACCACCCCTTTTTCCATTCCCCTGGCTTTTTCACTTGAAACACCATTTTGGACGCATTGAGTTCAATCTTTGCAGGTAACGAGGTAGATTCAGTGTACGCAGCGGCTAAATCCAACTCAAGAGTTTGACGATGTTCGCGAAGGTCTTTTGCGCGAGTGTTTACGTCTGCGAGTTGCTTGTTGTTTTCCAAATAGCGAGTGAGTATTGGTTTTAGAGTGTCCATGCAGTCTTTTCCTTCTACGACGAGTTTCCGTTTTCTTGCCACCCTTGAGTCCTTGTTTGAATAAGTTCCGTCGTGCATTTCGTATATCTCTTTCAGTACCCTCTGTCATTTCCGAACATGAAAAGTCAAAGAGTAGAATGTTCTTTACACCATTTTCCTGTAAAAATGTGACAATCGTGGATAACCGAAGCAAAAACTCTCCTTCACTCTTTATAGAACCCCGAGTATCCGTGGCTCCAGATCGTCCCGATACAATGATTGAATGCAGATCCGGTTCACCTACCGCATTGAGTGCAGTGATCTTATAGTCGTCAACACTTTTAACCCCTTCACCATCGGATCTACCAAACTCTTTATTAATCATAGGCTCCTCAGGTAGATACTCTACCGTTGTAAACCCCTTATTTGTGTGACGTAAAAAGTTACTCATATCTGTATCTTTTTCTCCTTTTAACTGACTTCGGATAGTAGGTGTCGTATCGGATTCTAATGTTTTTAAAGACTGAACAAGGGATGCGAGATTATCCTCTATCTCTTGATAGGTTAGGTCTGGACTACCAAACACTTTACGGATAGAGGCATTCGCTTTTTCTATTTCACTCTCTGTAGTTACATTACACACTCCTGGAGCCACTGCACTTACCTTTATGATCCGCATACCGTCTGGGACTGTAAATTCCGCTACATCTCCATTTTCAACCGACATTAGTCCATGAACGGTGATGGATAGAACCACTGTCTCTGGATACTTCTTCTTTTCTGGAAAGACCATTACTACTAACGTATAAAGTATCCGAAGTGAATAAGGGATGTTTGATGAAGACGAAATAAAACGGCTCTGTGAAGTCTACAACCGTGAACATCCAAAGGAACGACCCATCGCCTGTAAGCGATCGATGGAAGCAACTTGGAAGGAGCTACAAAAACGACTGGCATCCAAGTGCAAGACCGGTCGATCGGAATGTATCGTCTCCAGTCTCTTACGCAGACCTAAAGCTCCGAAAGAGTGGCAAGTCAACCGTGAAGAATGGCTGTCTTCCAATGACATTGATGCATTAGAAAAGAACTACATGGACATCTTTGCGGATTATATGTATGTAGGCACAGTTCCTATAGATTTTGATCTACAAGATGAAACTCGCAAATGTGTCGTGAGCACGTTATGTTCGATGAAGTTGAAGTCTCTCTACGACAAGGGAAAGCAACGTATTGGAATTGTTGTGAATACAGATCCACACGATGGTCCAGGTCAACATTGGGTTGCGGTGTTCTGCGACATTCGTCCTGAATTGGAGTATCCTCGTGTCACCTACTTCGATTCGTATGCAACCTCACCTGAGCCTGAAATCAAAACGTTGATGAAGCGTTGGAAAGAGCAGTGGGATGCAACTGGAATTCATACGAAAGGAATGAAAATGACCTACAACAAGACACGGCATCAGTATAAGGATTCTGAATGTGGAATGTATTGCTTGTATTTCCACTACGCATGCCTCATGAACCTTCCAATGAACCGTTCAATGCCAGACGATGTCATTAACGCATTTCGCAATTTGTTGTTCACAATGCCTAAGAAAGAAACATAGGAAGTAGAATAATGGAGTGGCTGATTACCATTGTTTTGGTGTTATTGATTGTCTACCTTCTCTATGATGAAACCTTAGGGGAAGCACCAGTCCTTACGGCTCGAAAGCGATTATGTGATTATTATGTCGCCGGATCGGTCTACCAAGACATTCCGGCTGCATTGGCTCGTGGAGTGCGTCTTCTTGAAGTCCATATCTATTCCGATGAACGTGATCAACCGGTCGTCGCACTGAAACCACAGAACGATGGATACGACTATGCAGAAGAGAATGTATCCTTCGAGTCCGTATGTATTGACATTATCAATGACGCCTTCCCATCTGAGGATCCGTTCATCTTATCCATTGTGCCTCACACACTCAAGACAGTGACGTTGGATTTAGTTGCAGAACATCTATTGACTATCTTACGTCGTCGTCTCATTACTACACATAATCCTATTCCTACACTTCCCTTGGACGTGTTAAAGGGTAAGATCATCATTGTGTCTGGAGGTACCATCCATGGATCCAAGCTTGAACCTCTCGTGGACCTCTCCTGGAACGACTCCGGACTTCGCCGTCTCAGTTATCAACAGGCACTTCACCCTCGCGATCCTGAAGACCTAGTGCGTTTCAATAAGGACCACATCACCTTGGTGGCTCCAGAAACAGAAGTGAAGACGGTCGGTGCCAATCCAAACCGTCCCAAGGCGCTGGGGTGCCAGTGGAATTTATTGGACACAACAGGAAGCGGCTTCGTAGAGAAATCGTTTCTTGTGCGTTAAATAAAAATGGCAGATAACGGAACAACTCCACATGGCAATCAAAGACAGGAACTACCTAAACTCAACATGGATGGTGGCAAGAAATCCGCGTGGATGACTCACGTCAAGAAGACAATGCGTGCCAACAAGGGTAAGCCCTTGTCCGCAGTCTTGAAGATGGCTGCCAAGTCTTACAAGAAGACTGCCAAGGTCTCTAAAAAGAAGAAGAGTCGCGGTATCTTTGGCATGTATGGTGGCATGACCACAAGTGCAGGTGCCGATGCAAGCACTGCAGGAGAAGTCGGTGGTCAAATGGAAGGAATGGGCAATTATGGATCAATGGGCGGTCGTCGTCGCAACTCCAAGAAAAACGGATCTAAGAAGTATTAAAGAATAGACGTCCCCCCTGACAGAATGGATCAAGACCCTAAAACTCGTAAAGAAAGCAAGAAATCCGCAAAAGACAAGGCCAAAGGTAAGGACACATGTTACTCTGCGAAACATGTGCGCCAACTGGAAGCCTTAAAAGACAAGAAGAAGTAACTACAATAAGGATTTATGGCTGACACGTCGTGTTATCTTGTGATCTCGTTGCTTCGTATACTTTCCACCACCCATACGCCTACAGGTTTTTCCCTTATACGTCTTACGTGAGCAACCGCTCTTGTAATACGCCAATTGAGCCATGTAGCCACGATACCCTTTGAGTGGAGCTTTTGCAACCTTAGACAGTCGTTGCATCAGTCCATACATCCATTTCGTATAGTGTTTTTGACTTTGTAAGTCTGGTTCGTGGGATTTGAGATAGGATTGAAAGATGGACCGAAAGCTTTCAAACGGATAGGCAGCGGCAAGAT